GATGACCTAATTCACCAAAAGCACGGTTCTTATTAATATATTCTTCTGTGTAACGATGAACTTCTTTCTTCATCGTATTGTATTCGTATAAACGACCATTCTTATTTTTCTTTTCTGAAACCAAGAATGGTCCTTCGATAAAGAGTTCTTTTTTGCCGTCTGCACCTTCGGTAATATAATTTACCGTTTCGTTAATTTCTTTAATGAGTTTCATTTTATTTCCGATTAAGGTGTTATATTGTAAGGACCAAAGTTAAATGCAGCTGGATCGTTAAACTGACCACGTTGATAGTATGCATTGTTCTTACGGAATGCTACAATTAAGGTATACGAACTGTTTGCAGCTGCACCTGATGTATAAACACCCATGTCACCTCTTGCAGTATTTGCAGAAGTAACACCTTGTGCTGTGTTGTACACCATATTAGGTGCATTGTTGTAAATAACTGGCAACTGTGAACCAGAAATTTGACCATAGTCACCTTGTTGATTCAAATGGAAAATTGTTGCTGAGTTTGCATACTGTGCCGCAACTGTAGAACCATATCCGTTCCAGAAAAGTTCAACTGTACCTGTACCAAGTCCCATATTAACAAAGTAACTTACACCGATAAGTTGTAAGTCATAGTATGGTAGAGCAGTATTACTTTTGCTAATGCCAGAATATAAAGGAACACCGTTGGCATCCAAAGCACCATATAAAGTATTTGCCTGAATACGCACGTTGTTTGCTTCTTGTCCTGTACCATCAAATACGCCAGTAAGTTTTATGATACAGTCTTGTACTGTATCTCTTAGGACTTGATATGTATATTTGTTTGCCATTTTTTATCCTAGTTTATTCTGTTGTTTCAGAATCTTCAGCCGCAGATTCACCATCTTCAACATCTTCATTATCTTCAGATGCCATAATATTTTGAGCTACGGCTTGTTTTGCAGCTTGTAAATGATTTGTAACTCTATCGTGAATATCTGCGTATAAAGTTTCTCTAAATTTTACGCCATCTCCATCCATAGCATAGTCAATCAAGTTGCGAGTTGTATCTGTCATTTTATTCTCCGTATATATAAAGTATTTAATATTTATAATAACCGTTTTTATTCATCATCTTGTTCTTGGTCAACAGGATTTACTGGTTGTTGTGGCACATTACTCATCATCATTTGTTGCGCTACTTCGTTGCCAACACCAACTGGTAATCCAAGGCCTAATTCTTTTTCTTCATCAATCTCAGACTGCATTTCTTGAATTTCCTGGTCTGTTAATCGTAATACATTACGCTGAATCCATGCCTGAGAGAAATAACGACCAGTATATGGATCCACAGAACCCAACAAACTTAATCTTTCTCTCATTAACTCAGCATCTTTAAGTTCAGTAAAGTTGTTGTCTTTAATGAAGTCATAATAAACGTGTTCTTTAATTTCTTGCCACTCACTATCAGTACAAATACCTTTAAGTACACATTGCACACGTAAAGCTTGGTCAAATAAGTCTGCAAATTTATTACGCATACGGTCAACAAACTTAGCAAATTTTAATTCATCACGGGTAATCTCTGATACACGACCCAATGAGAAACCAGTTTGTTCAGGATTCAAACGAGAAACTGGAACATTAAGTGCCTTGTATAGTTTCTTTTCAAAGTACTTAACATCTTCCAACTCACCTAAGTTTTGACCACCAGGCAATGTAGAAATCTCTGTACCTTTACCACCTTCACGGCGTGGTAACCAATAATCTTCCATCATTGATAAGAACTTACGGTCATCACGGACTTCACCTGTGTTAGCATCATAAACAACTTTGTTTTTATACTTGACCATAATATCACGGAGGTATTGTTCTGCCTTTAGTTTAGGTAGATTACCTACATCAATGTAGAAAATTCTGCGTTCTGGTGCTCTTGAAATACGATAGATAACTGTCGCATCTTCAATCATACGCAACTGATTCAACGGCTTAATAGCCTTGTGAAGGTAAGAAAGTACTACTGCACGGCGAGAATCCATTAGACCAGAAACAACTGAAATAATAGAATCGGGCGTAATCCTTACACCAACAGGACCAAATGCAGAAGAAGAACCAGATGTAACCTTATCATTGAAGATATAGTATTCATTTACTGTGTTCATTATCTCAACGCCAGTACGCTCATCTTTTTTCTTTTTAATTTCACGTACCTTACGTAGTTTACGTGGGTCTACGTAACGTAATTCTTTTATACCATGAGTTGGATTCTCACGGTCAATAATAATATGATAGAACATTCTACCATCTATATAATATCTTCGGAAGATATCTTGTGCCATATTATTATAATTTAACAAACGCAAGATAGTATTAAATTCTGTCTGTATTGCTTTTTTAATCTTGTCTGGTTGTTTTAAATCATCCATGACAATCTTAATATTTTTACCATCATCATCTTGGCAAATAGCTTCATTCATAATATCATCGATGGCTGCTTCTATTTCTGGTTGCATTGCCATTTCACGATAACGTGAGATTAACTCTACTTCATTCTTTGCGGTACCATCTAAGTCAACGTATGTGCCGTAATAAGCGGCAGATGTAATCGTTAATGCACCATCATCATTCGTTTGAGGCGTAAACGATTGTTGCACGGCATTGTCTTCCTCAGACTTGTTCCGTGCAATCGTAAAACCAAAGAGTGAAAATTTATTTAAAGCTGCCATATTGTGTTATATCCAATTCAAAAAATACATAAAGAGAGAGACCGAAGTCCCTCTCGTAAAATAAAAAATATTAGGTTGTAATTGGTGTAGATTCCCACCATTGATATGCAAATGTTACTGAATATTCTTCAATACTGTCATTTGAACCCCAATCTAAATCAATTGGTGCTAAATCAAGTGGGAACAAACCAACAAACTTATATGTTTTCAATGCTTGACCGGTTTTGCCATACTGTGTAACTGTCGCATCAACTGAGTAACCTGATGGGTTCTGTGCAGCTGTGTTGCGTGTATTATTAGCATGAGCATTAATGCCGTTCATCCATGATTCAATAGAATTACGAACAATGAAATCTTCATCATTAATAATTTGTAGTGTCCAATCAGCAAATGTCCTGTTACCTGCAAACTTTAGTTCACGACCAAAGTAATACATGGGAACTTGACCTATTGTTGAACCTGGTAGTTGTGCAGACTTTGCCATGAAAGTTGTTTTCGCAGCAGCAGCTGCACCACCAGCAGCAATACCTGGAAAAGATAGAGACACAGAGAATAGATTGGGACGGGCACCATCCCCCTCTAGTTGTGACCTAAATTCTGATACGTTGAAAGCCATTCTTTATCTCCTATATCGTTGTATTATTTATTAGAACTTACCAACGACTTCAGTAAAGTCAACGCCTGTTCTAACAGCAACAAAATTCAATTGAATAAAGTTGATAGAACGAGCAGGTTTAATATAGATATCACCCACGAATTGGTTGGAATCGATGACCTGACCTGTATTGTTTGTCGTGTCGCAAACCACACGGAAGTCATAGATACCACGGCGTCCTTGGATTTCACGCAGGAATGGAGTTACAAGTGCAACAAACTGAGCACGTGTAAAGTCATCGTTGAATTCAAACAATGAATATTTTGCAGCCTTAGCAATTGATTTTTCAAGTAAAATAAACAAACGGCGTACATTGATACGGTCAAATGCGGATGGTTTAGCTTGTAGTGTTTTATCGCCATACAACACAGTACCTTGTCCAGGGAATGTTGCAACAGGGTTTACACCTTGTACATACAATGCATCACGGTAAGTCTTGTTAGGATTCCATGCCAATCTTACTACGTTCTTCAGATTACCACGGTTGAAACCTGCAGGTGACCACCATGCATCACGTATCTGGTCTGTGTATACACATAAACCAGCAATATCACCGTTTAGTGGTACCCAACGATACGTGTTATTATACTTGTCAAACATATACTTCCAACCAGAGTCAACAACAGCATATGATGTTGAACGGTTCAAGGTATTGATGTAACTTGTAATGTTTGTAGTTTCGTTACCAGCTTGATTAATAACATCAGTAGAACGTGGTGACAAGAAAGCCACACAGTCTTTACGTGAGTTAGCAATGTTGTCAATAACGTTTTGTTGAACTGTTACAGATGAACCACCAGTTAATACCAATGAAATATCTACTTCATCAGCATTTGTAAATTGACCGTATGCGGTAACAATATCACCATCTTGTACAGTTTGTGTAGTACCACCTCCCAATGGGTATGTATTTCCATAAGATGTTGGAATTGTTGCGAAGGTTTGATTGGAAAGACTTGTACCCCATGTTGCAGATGTATTTGCGTATGATGGTGGGTCGAAAGCGTATATGTACTTAGAGTTATTGAAAATAACTTGTTTGTAATAGTTTGAGTTTCCTAATGAATCTACCGCATCTATACCTTTTGACAGGAATGGATAAACTTCTAGTACGGTATTCTTTACACCACCACTAAACAAACCGCCAGTATCGATAACGATAACGTGCATTTCATCATACGCACCACCTGCAGCTGCAGCTTGTACAGATGTATTAGGACCTCCAGCAAATTGTGAAGCATATGCCCAACCTGTAAAGTTGTTTGAATAAGCACCACCGTTTGCAGTATTTGCAACACCAGCATCTAAAATAGAAACTGTTAATGAATTACCCATAACGCCTGGATAACGAGCCATAAATGGACCGTTTAAACCACCGTTATTTTGTCCCAAGTAACTTGCTTGGAAAACATCCTCATTTGCAATCTGAATGTTTGTTTGTGCTGTATTGGAGTCAGCGTTATAAGTTAAGTTATTAGCCGCACGAGCAATAGTTAAATTATTACCATATGCCAAGAAACTTGCACAGGTAAAGAATGTAACGTATGTGTTTGAATCTGGCTTACCGAAGCGTGACACTAAAGTAATTTCATCAGGAACTAGAACTCTTTTATTTACTGGACCCCATTGGAAACCTCCAGCAAAGGCACCGGCAGATGTAGAAACTGATGGAACAACGGTTGTTAAATCAATTTCACTTACATTTACGCCTGGAGACAATTGAAATGCCATTTTTTTCTCCTTGAATTATTATGTTATCTTGGCAATTAAAATACCATAATGATATTTATGATAGGTCATATTTACAGATATTATCTTTGAATTTCTTTGAAGTATGCGGAATATGTTTCTCCAGAATCTGCCTTCTCCCAAACATCTCCACCTTCTAACATAAATTCATGTTCCATACCATTATCTATAACTGGTGCTGGTAAAACATCTTCATCAAATTGATTCATATTTTCTAGTTGAAGTTGTTTACGAACATCATGTGCAACAATTTCTCTAAAATATTTTTGAGTAGTTGCCCATGCAAACATCACTAAACCCATAACCATATCATCATTTGCTTCTGGTTCTGCCGCAAAAGAACTCTTGGTTGCAACAAACGTAGTCAACTCTGAAATGGTATCAAAGTCATTAATAATTAGTTTATTACCTTCAATTAAGGTCTTTAGATTGGAACAACCAATGCGTTTAACTTGAGCCGACATTTTCAGACCCATTTGAATACCTCTGGCAAAACCTGCGGACAATTGTTGAGGTTTCTTATTACCAGTAAATACTTTAAATAGGTTTTCGTACTCTAAATCTTGGTGAAGAATATCTGCAATTTGTGGTGTGTTATTTATTTCACACAAAATATATGCATCATTGTAATATCTGGCTGCATTATGAATCACGGTAGGGAATAACAATGTCGAAATGGATGAACTCTTATAAGTTGCGACCTGTTCATATGGCATAGTAGACATATCAACAACTGAGAAGGTTGAAGAATCTAGTCCTTTACCTTCTGACACATCAACCCATATACCATATATGTGTTCTTTGACTTTTTCACCATCACCTTTAATAGGATGTTTATAAATCTTCATCATGTCATGTTCAGCAACTGGATTCTGGTAAGCCATCTGTTGCAGTTTTAGACCAGATATTAATGTATTGGTTGAACCTAAGAACTCAGTTTCAAACTCTTGTCTAAACTGGTGTTCAGAAGTATTCTTAATTGTTTCTTCTTTCCATTCTTCATCACGACCAGGAACCATAGACCAATGAATTTCAAATGGTACATAATTGTTTCGTTTATTGACCGCATCATTCCAATATTTGTAGAACAGATTCATGCCGTTTGGCGTAGACACCATCAAAATCTTGGTCTTAGTACCAGCAGTAATCACAGGATAAACTGAGGTGATAAACTCTGAAGCAATA